AGAAAATATTTACTATTTGGCCATCGGTCGCCCACAAGCCTTCGCAACATCAACAGCAGGCGACAGTAGAACACAATTTGAAGGCACAGACGCTTCACCATTAACACCAACAGATTCAGTATCAGATGAATTTTACTTTTTTGATGATGTGATAGCTGCTAAAAGAATTACAACTTCAGATGTATCAAGAGTAATACCTAGAAGAAATTGGACAACAGGTACAACTTATGATATGTATAGACACGATTATGGTCAATATGTCAAAGGGTCATCTTCATCAACTATATCGGCAAATAGTGGTGCGACTTCATTGGCAGACGCTACATTTTATGTTTTATCTTCAGACAATAATGTATATAAAGTAATAGATAACAATGGTAACTCTGCTTCTACAGTAGAACCAACAGGAACATCAACATCAATATTAACAACTGGTGATTCTTACAAGTGGAAATACATGTACTCATTGACTGCTTCAGAACAAACAAACTTTTTATCAACAGACTTCATGCATGTATCAACAGATTCAACTGTATCATCAGCTGCTGTTGATGGTGCAATAGACACAATATTAATTAAAACTGCTGGTTCTGGTGGTACAAACGGCACACATACAGGTGTTGCAATACGAGGTGATGGTTCTGGTGGTGTATGTTCAGTCACCGTAGCAGGTGGTGCTGTTACAGCAGTTACAGTTACAACTGCTGGGTCAGGTTATACTTTTGCATATATTAGAAATGCAGATATTGTATCTGCTGGTGCAACAAGTTTATCTGGCGCAGAATTAGATGTAATCATTCCGCCAAAAGGTGGTCATGGGGCAAATGCAGTAGAAGAATTAGGTGGTCATTTTGTAATGATGAATACAGACTTTACAGGTGATGAATCTTCAAACTCTGGAGACTTTACAACTGCTAACGATTTTAGAAGGGTTGGATTATTATTAGACCCAACAACAGGTGGTTCAGCTGCTAGTGCAACAACTTTAAGAGGCACGAAGGCAGTTAAACTATCAGGTACACCTGGTTCATTTCAAGTAGATGAAGAAATTAATCAGGCAAGCACAGGTGCTGTTGGTAAAGTAGTAGAATATGATTCTACAAACAAAATACTTTATTATATACAAACTAGATTTAATGATGAAGGCGTAGACAGTAATGGTAATCTAACTGCTTTTAGTGGTGCAAATGCAATTACAGGTCAAACATCAAGTGCCGCTGGTACACCAGATACATCAACACAAACGGTTGATAACATAGTATTCTCTAGTGGATATAATTCTGGTGAAATTGACGCTGACACAGATGTTCTTTATCAAGAAAATAGGTCGCCAATAACAAGGGCGTCCGACCAGACAGAGAATATAAAATTAATTGTTGAATTTTAGAGAGATATAATTTATGCCAAGTCCAACAGACTTTAATCTCTCGCCATATTTTGATGATTTTAGTAAATCTAAAAATTTTCATCGGATATTGTTTAGACCAGCATTTGCTGTTCAGGCGAGAGAACTGACACAATCACAAACGATTCTTCAGAATCAAATTGAACATCTGTCTGACCATGTCTTTGAACATGGTGCAATGGTTATACCTGGCGAAATTAGTTATGACTTAAATTATTATTCAGTAAAATTAACTTCATTTTCAGGCACATCAACATTATCAACTTTTGAGGGTTCTGTTTTAACAGGTGGCACTTCAGGTGTACAGGCAATTGTAGTAAACTCTGATGTAACAGATGGTACTGACCCAAATACTTTATATGTTAAGTATCTAAAAACAGGTACTAACAATACTGCTAGAACATTTACAGATGGTGAAACTATATCTGGCGTTGATTCAACATCAACAGCTGTATCGGCAGTAGTAACAAGTACACATACAGGTTCGGCTGCAGAAATACAAGCAGGTGTTTATTATATAAACGGATTTCATGTTGATGTAACTAATCAAAGAATAGTTTTAGACAAGTATACAAATACACCTTCTTATAGAGTAGGTTTAACAGTCGCAGAAAGTTATGTAACTGCTAATGATGATTCATCACTAAATGATAATGCAACAGGTTCATCAAATGTCAATGCACCTGGCGCTCATAGATTTAAAATTGCATTAACACTTGCTAAGAAAACTTTAACAACTACAGAAGATGAAAACTTTATAGAATTATTAAGACTAAGTGCAGGTAAAATTCAAAACCAAGTTAGAACAACTGATTATAATATCTTAGAAGATAATCTTGCTAGAAGAACTTATGATGAATCTGGCGATTATGTTGTAAGAGGATTAGATATTGATGTTAGAGAATCAGTATTAGCAAGTAACAATAGAGGCATTTACTCTGATGGTGCTACAACTTCACAAGGCGGAACTGCTTCAACTACAAAACTTGCAGTAGGTATAGGACCTGGTAAAGCATATGTTAAAGGATACGAATTAGAAAATATAGGAACTACATTCCTAGATGTAAACAAAGCAAGAGACTTTGATACTAACAATGGATTCCCAACTAGATTTGATGTTGATAATCATGTTGTTGTAAATAATGTATTTGGTTCACCTGATGTTGGTTTAGTATCTTCAGGTACTACAACAGAGGCATTTAAACAAGTATTGTTACATAAAGCAGATACAGGTTCAAGAGGCACAATACTAACGGCAGGCAATTCATCTGTCAAACAAATAGGTCGTGCAAAATCTAGAGGATTTGAATATTCATCTGGTACAGATACATCTGATATCATGTCAAGTGGTTCATTAACAAGTGCAACTTATAAACACTTCTTGATGGATACTGTAATGCTAACTCATTTACATGTTGCAAAAAATGTTTCATATACAACAGGTGAAATAGTTACAGGTGGTTCTTCAGGTGCTACTGCTGTTGTTGAAAGTGCAAGTGTAAATCATTCAGCAACTATTTCAAGTGCAACTAATGCCGGTGTTGTTACAACATCAGCTGCACACGGATTAGAAGATGGTATGCAAGTATTATTTTCTGGTTCATTAATTGCTTCTGATTCATCAACTGTTACATCAAAAGTATTTACAGTTAGAGATACAACTTCTACAACTTTTCAATTGTATGATGGTACATCAACTTATGCATTAGGTAGTACAACTATTTCTGGTAATGTTCAACACACAGTTTGTGTTGTATCAGATGTTCAAGGTGTATTCTCTGCTGGCGAAACATTAACTGGTGGTACTTCTGGTAATTCAGGTAGTATTCAATCAGACGCTTTTGGTTTTAAAGGTGTTGAGGTATTTGACTTCTCTGCTGTTAAACAAATTTCTATGGCAGGTTCACCTACTTATACTGCTGATACAGTTAGAACTGTTGCAGATGGTGATGTATTAACACTAACAGGAACAATTACTGTTGCAAACTCTAGTAATGCAGTACAAGGTTTCGGAACTAAATTTACAAACGAATTAAAAATAGGTGATAGTATATCATTTATAGATGACGCTGGTACAGATACAACTGCTGTAGTAGACTTAATTATATCAGATACACAATTAGAACTTTCTGCTAATGTCGGTGGTTCAGATGTTACAACAAAAGGTATTGTAACTAGAACAAGAGCAAAACTTCAAGGTGCAAATAAAAATATTGCAATAATGAAATTGCCTCATGAAACTACTAAGACATTAAAAACAACTGCTAACTCAGGTGTTGTAGATACATCACTAAAAGTTAGAAGACAATTTACAGGTACTTTATCATCTGATGGTGATATTACAATTACTTGTTCATCTAACGAAACATTTAGTGGTGTTGCAGAGGCAGATTATATAGTTTCAATTGTATCAACAGGTTCAGGTGGTTCAGGTGCCGCTGGTGATGTACTAAGTATAACAGGTAATAACCATGAGGGTGCTGTTATATTTTCGGCACCGTCTACTACAACTTTAAAATTTGACTTTGGGGCAAACTTTGCTTCTCATGTTGTAAAAATAATTGCAACAGTAACAAGAAGTACAGTATCATCAAAATCTAAAACTTTAAATACTGCTCAAACAAAACAAATTACAACTCTTGCTCTTGCAACTGCTAGAGGGGGAATAAACATAGGTAAGGCGGATGTATTTGAAGTGGCAAGTGTTCACATGGCAGCTGATTTTAGCACAAACGCTACAACTAGTGATACAGATGTATCAGACAGATATGAATTAGATACAGGGCAAAGAGATAACTTTTATGATATAGGAAGATTAAAACTTAAACCTGGTAAATCAGCACCTACAGGTAGATTATTAATTACATTTAGTTTCTTCTCACATGGTGCAGGTGATTTCTTTGATGTTGATTCTTATGAGGGTGTTGTAGATTATTCAGTAATACCAAGTTATACATCAGATACAACAGGCGAAAAATTTGAACTTAGAGATAGTTTAGACTTTAGACCAAGAGTAGATGACGCTTCAACTATTAATGCAGGTGATGGACAAGATAGACAATTTAGTGGTTCAGGTGCAAGTGTTATAGATATGGCAAAATTTGGTGCTGATGTTACAACTGACCATGAATTTTTCTTAAATAGAATAGATAAAATTTTCTTAGATAAAGAGGGTTCATTTAAAGTAGTAGAAGGTACATCTGATTTAGAACCACAAAAACCAGAAGACTTAGAAAATGCAACTCACTTATACACATTGTTTATACCTTCATTTACTTTATCGCCTGAAGAAGTAGATATTAAACGAATTGACAATAGAAGATTTACCATGAGAGATATTGGTAAACTAGAAAAACGAATTGAAAATGTTGAGTATTATACACAACTAAGTTTATTAGAACAATCAGCACAATCATTACAAATACAAGACGCTGAAGGATTTGATAGATTCAAAAATGGATTTGTTGTAGATAACTTTGTAGGTCATTCTATAGGTAATGTAGGAGATGTTGATTATAAATGTTCTATGGACTTTGCAAACGGCGAACTAAGACCTACTCATCATACAGAAGCAATTACATTAATAGAAAGAGATGATGATGATACAGCAATTGTAGACGCTGATAGAGCTTCAACAAATTATCAGAAGACAGGTGATTTATTAACATTGCCATATTCTGAAACAGCACAGATTACTCAACCATTTGCAACTAAATTAATACCTGTAAATCCATTTGATATATTTACATGGACAGGTTTTGTTTCATTAACACCACAAGGTGATGAATGGTTTGAAACAGAAAGATTACCTGAAATAATTAGTAATGATACAGGACAGTTTGACACATTGGCTGCAAACATATCTGGTTCTAATGTTTTAGATAATCCTTTTGGTACAGTATGGAATCAATGGCAAGACTTCTGGACAGGAACGCCTGTTGATGTTAATAGAAGAGCAGGTAGAAGGGAAAACAGAGGTAGAAGACAATTTAGTGTTGATACTATAACATCTTCTACACAAGTATTACAAAACAGAACTGGTGTAAGAACTAGACTTGTTACTGCTGAAATGAGAGAAGAACTTGGCGATAGAGTGGTGAGTATGAATATACTACCGTTTATCAGAAACAGAAGTATTTCATTTAGTGCAACAAGAATGAAACCTAACACTAGAGTATTCCCATTCTTTGATAATGTAGATATATCAACTTACATAACACCATCAGGTGGTAGTGAAGGTGGTAATCTAGTAACAGACGCTAACGGTGCAGTATCAGGAACATTTGCATTACCTGACCCAACTGTTGCTTCAAATCCTAGATGGAGAGCAGGTCGTAGAGTATTTAGATTAACTTCATCATCAACTGATAGTAGAACAATAGATGATGTAGAAACAGCTGCTGAAGGCGATTATATCGCAAGAGGTATTTTAGATAGTGAAGGCTCAACAAGAGAATTTAGTATCGTAAGAGAAAGTGTTGCAGATGATAGACAAATTACAAGAACATCAACTAGAGAAACAAGAAGATTTGTTGGTTGGGTTGACCCACTTGCACAATCATTCTTAGTAGATGATGTGGGTGGTGTATTCTTAACATCAATAGATTTATTCTTTGGCACAAAAGATAGTGCAATACCTGTAACAATACAAATACAAGAAATGGTAAATGGTTATCCAGCACCTAGAATTGTACCATTTAGTACTAAAACTTTAAATCCATCTTCAGTAAATGTAAGTACAGACGGAACAACTGCTACAACATTTACTTTTGATTCACCAGTTTACTTAGAAGAAAATAGAGAATACTGTTTTGTTGTAATGGCAATGTGTAATACATATCAAGTTTACGGAAGTAGAATGGGTCAAACAACTTTAGACGGAACAAGAACTGTATCTAGACAACCTTATGCAGGTGTTTTATTTAAATCACAAAATGGTTCAACATATACTGCTGACCAAAATGAAGACTTGAAATTTACTGTTAAGAAGGCAGTATTTACAACAGGTTTAACTTCAACTGTTACACTTGCAAATGATAGTGTAGATACAAGAACATTAGGTACAAATCCTATTAGAACAACAAGTGGTTCACAAACATTTAGAGTGTTTCATAAAAATCATGGTATGCATGCTACTACAAACAATGTAACAATTAGTGGTGCAAGCGCATGTAATGGTATACCGGCTGCAACTATAAATGCAACTCATACATCAATTTCAAATGTAACTTTAGATAGTTATGATATAACTACAACTGATAGTACAACTGCTACATCAACAGGAGACACTGGTGGTGCAAGTGTTGTTGCAACTCAAAACAAAGCGTATGAGGCATTTAATGTCAATTTACAAACAATGACTGTTCCAGGAACGGCATTGACTTATAATATAAGACCTACTTCAGGTACTTCTATTAATGGTAGTGAAACATCATTTAGTAGAACCTCAGCAACAGACGCTATTAATTTTATTGCAAACGATAATGTATACTTTACAACACCTAAAGTTATTGCAAGTCAAATAAATGAAACAAACGAAATGTCTGGTGCAAAATCACTATTAATTAAATGTACTTTAACATCAGATAATGCAAACTTATCACCTGTTATTGATACACAAAGAATGAGTATATTTGCAATTAGTAATAGATTTAATGAACATACATCATCTAATCATCCAGATTTTGTTGCAGACACAACTAATGAAGGTTCAACTTCGGATGCTATGTATGTAACTAGACCTGTTGTATTAGATAACACATCAACTGCTTTAGATATTAGATTATCAGCAAATGTTAGGTCTACTTCATCAATAGAATTATACTTTAGAACAACAACATCTGCTGAAGTTAGAAATGTAAGAGATATATCTTGGACACCTTTCAATACGGCAGGTGAAGAAGATACAACTGTAACACCTGCTTCAAATGATGAACAATTTAGTGAATACAAATATACGGCAAGTGGTCTAACAGGATTTGACGCTTTTCAAATTAAGATAGTTATGAAAGGAAGTAATCAGGCATATCCGCCAAGAGTTAAAGATATGAGAGGTATTGCATTAGCATTGTAATGGCAAGATTAAAAGTACAAGGTCATACAGGTTTTGTTAGAGATAGTATTTCTAAGGCAGTTATAAATACTAACAAAGCAGATTATCAAGAATATATGCGAAGAGCAAAAGCAAGAGAAATGCAAAGAGATTCACTAACTGACGCTATAAAAGAGATAAATAGTCTAAAGCAAGAATTATTTGAAATTAAAAAATTACTTAAAGAGAGAAAATAATGGCATTTACACCGGTCGCAACTACTGACACTTTAGAAACTTTTAGAACGAGGTATAACGCAACACCTCTTACTATCGTTGATGATTCTTCAACATCAGTAGATATTACACTTGCAACTGATAGTTTAAAATTATCAGGTGGCACAGGAATCGCTTCTGCTATATCAGGCGATACAGTTACATTTAACTTATCAAATACAGGTGTCTCGGCTGCAACTTATGGTTCATCAACAGCAATTCCAGTATTAGCAGTAAATGCTCAAGGTCAAATTACTTCTGCTTCAACAGCAAGTATTTCAACAGATTTAACATTAGTAGATGACGCTTCAACAAGTGCAACAATTTCACTTGCAACAGATACACTAAAAATATCAGGTGGAACAGGAACAACATCATCAATATCTGGTGATACAGTAACTATTAATCTAGACAATACGGCAGTTAGTGCCGGTTCAGTAGGTTCTAGTAGTGCAATACCTGTTTTAACAATAGACGCTCAAGGTCGTATTACGGCTGCTTCAACAGCAAGTGTATCTTCTGATTTAACAATTGTTGATGATTCATCAACATCTGAAACAATAACACTAGGAAGTGAAACATTAAAATTTGCTGGTGGTACAGGTATTACAACTGCTATTACAAGTGGTACAGTAACAATTTCAAAATCAGGTAGTAGTGCTCACAGAACATTATTCAAATTTACTGCTACATCAGGTCAAACTACATTTAGTGGTGCAGACGCTTCATCAAATACACTTGCATACTCAACAGGAAACTTTGATGTATTCTTAAACGGTGTATTATTAGACGCTACAGACTTTACTGCTTCAAACGGTACAAGTGTTGTTCTTGCAAGTGCGGCTGCAGCTGATGATATATTATCAGTATTAGCATATCAAACAGATAGTTTAATACAAAATGATATGAATGGAAGTGAATTAATCCTAGATGTCGATGGTGATACAAGTTTAACTGCTGACACAGATGACCAAATAGATGTTAAGATTGCTGGTGCAGATGACTTTCAATTTACAGCAAACGACTTTACTGCTTTATCTGGTTCTGTTATTTCTACAGATACGATTAATGAAACAACATCAGCTTCTGGTGTAACGATTGATAGTGTACTTTTAAAAGATGGTGCTGTTGATGTTAATGGAACATCAGATGGTATTATTTTGGACGCTGACGCTGACACTACAATTTCTGCTGACACAGATGACCAGATTGATATTAAAATTGGTAATGCAGATGAATATCAATTAACAGCTACAACACTTGACGCTAAAGGAAATGACATTTATTCACTACAAGGAAAAATTGGTTCTGACGCTGGTGATTATATTGTTTACACTACAGATAGTCAATTAGATGTTTATGTAAATGGTAATAACGAATTTAGATTTGAGGCAGACGGAGATTTTCATGCAGATGGTGATGTTATAGCATTTTCAACAACTATTGCTTCAGATGTCGCATTGAAATCTGATATTGAAGTTATACCTAATGCTTTAGATAAAATAGATTTAATACAGGGTTACACATTTAATAAACTTGGTAAAAAAACTGCTGGTATTATTGCACAAGAATTAGAAAAAGTTTTACCAGAGGCAGTCAAAGAAAAAAGACTTGCGCTTTATGATAATAAAACATATAAAACTGTAGAGTATGACGCTATACACGGATTGTTAATACAAGCAATTAAAGAACTTAAAAATGAAATTAGAGAGTTAAAATCATGAGTAGAAAATATTATTAACTCTAAAAATGATTAAAAATGATTTAAATTTTTACATGAAAAGCTTTAAAGGACATATAGAAAAAGATATATGTCAAAAAACTATTAAAGAGTTATCTGAAAATAATGATAAATTTTATCAACACAAATTTTATAATCCTATACTTGATAAAAGAAAACCTCAATCAGGTAGTCAAGAGTTAGATGTTTCAAAAATAAATATATCAACAAAACCATATATCATGGACAAATTGTGGCACGCTTTAGACGGTTATCTAAAATATGTAAATTTACCTTTTTTTAGTTATTGGCAAGGTTATACTGATATCAGGTGGAATAAGTATGGTCAAAATAAAAAAATGAAAGAACATTGTGACCATATACACTCAGTATTTCAAGGTAATAGAAAAGGTATACCTATACTATCAATTCTAGGCTCACTAAATAATGATTATGAGGGTGGTGAATTAATATTCTTTGGTGATAAAGAAGTTGAATTAAAACAAGGTGATGTGTTAATCTTTCCATCTATCTTTTTATATCCGCATAGAGTGGAACCTGTTAAAAAGGGTGTTAGATGGTCGTATGTAAGTTGGGTATGGTAATAAAATGAAAATAGTTGGTTATGAATATTTAAAAGGAAAATTTAATTATTGTCAAAATGTCTCTTGGAGTGATGTCATTAATAAGATTGATAATGAATTTAGAAATAAATCACACAAATTTTTAGTAGAAGAAGGACAAGCACCAACATTTGTGCTTCATAATTTATACCTACCTGGAACTCTAACACAAGTTTTTGATAAAGTTAATCATGAAATGAGGACTAAAGTTCTCCATGTCTATACATCTCTTGGTGGTAATAGTCCAACCTTTGGCCGACATAAAGACGAAATGGATGTATTGATTATTCAATCAATCGGACAGATAGAGTATAAAATAGATAATAACACTACCGAATCTGATACTGTAACATTAAATCCTGGTGATGGTCTTATAATTAAAGAAGGCGTATATCATACACCTATTATAAAAGAACCTAGGGTCACATTAAGTTTTTCTTGGTAATTAATAAATGAAAATAAAAGTACATAATACAAACATACCTTATATTGTTATTGATGATTGGTATACTGAAAAAGAATTAAAAGAAACTTGGAACGAATTAGATTTCTACACTAACTGTCAAGATAAAGAAAAAATTGCAAGAGCAGATAATACTCTTGTCGCAAGAGATAATGACGGCAAGTCATTATCAGAAGCTTACAGGTGGTATCCTCCCTCCTATTTTACAGAAAGACACAGAAATATATCTTCATTGCATAAAAATTCAAGAAAATTAGCATGTGATGAATTGCACTCAGCAATTAAACATTTATATCCATGGTATAACATGTATTCAGATACAAATACTTCAACACATATGATATCTTATTATGAAAGTGGTGATTACTATAAACCACATCATGATACTTTTATGTATACAGTTTTAATATGGTTGACTAAAAAACCTAAAATGTGGACAGGTGGAGATTTAAGCGTTTATCCTATAAAAAATAAAAAAGAAAAAGTATTATTTAAAAATAATAGAGCAGTTATATTTCCTTGTATGATGAACCATGAAGTAAGTCCTATAGAGTGGATAAAAAAACCAAAAGATATTGGTTACGGCAGATACACTATTACATATTTCTTATACTTTGACCCCGAAAGGTATCTGAAAGAAAATAATATTTCAGAATTTTAAACAAATGATAATTTTATAATGGATTTATTTACCACATATCTTCAAGTTGATAAAAATGAAAATATTGCTGATAATATATTAAAGCCTTGTAAAAAGATATTATCAAAATTACCTTATGATGATGAAAAATATAAAAATGGTAAAACATCATTTATGAATTCCAATAGTTTAGGTGGTGGTTCTTCATATTATAGACAAGCCTTTCAACCACTATATAACCTCATCATATTAAATGCTTATAGATATTGTGATTATGTTAGAGTAAAAAGAGAAAATTTAAAAATTAATATAGATAACATTTGGATTTCTGAAATGAATAAAAATGGTTCACATGGTATGCACATACATCCTGGCAATTGTCAATTAAGTGGCACTTTTTATGTTCATGTAGAGCCTAATAGTTCTGATATAGTTTTATGTAGACATGAATGTTTGGGTGACCCTATGAATAATATACATTTTGAAGAATATGATAATTACAATTCAAATGAATGGTATGTGCCTGTTGAAAAAGGAAAGTTATTAATATGGAAATCAGATTTACCTCATTATGTAAAATCTAATGATAGTAATAGTAGAATTGCTATATCTTTCAATCTAGTTATATCACAATAATAAAAAATTTTATACAAACTTTTTAATGTCTAATATCGTATTAAAGTTATCAATATAATATCTCTTATCTATTTTTCTTGTATCTCTATCTACAAATAAAATTTCTGCTCTAGGTGTAACACTACTTGAAGCTCCTATAATAAAATTCTTATCAGTTAATTGTAGACCTCTTAAAAAATAATGTTTACTTTTTACCAAATTTACCTCATAATTTATCTCTTTTGTTTTCCAATTTATACAAGCTAAATATCCTGTTTTTGTGTTTAGTGTGTATAAAAAATCACCTTCTATTTCACAGTTGTGGCAAAGATTTCCATACTCACAAATATATTCTATTTTTTCAGTTTTTAAATCTATATAAAAAAATTGTGAGGGTTTTATATTTGGTCCCATTCCATTGTGTAAACAAAAAAATATTTTATTATCATTTAGGCATAATGAGTTTACATGGTGTGAATCATCTCTAAGACTATCATAGGTATCATTTAATGATTTACAGTTTATAATTTTTGTTTTATTCTTGTAAATAAGATTTATTAAATCATAGCCTGTATTTGTGTAACATCTTACTTCATCTGTCTCTATAATTTGATGTGTATTGTCAAAGTATCTTAAATTTTCAGAATTGATAAATTTTCCTTGATTGTCTAGTTGTAACAACCAATTGTGAGTTGCTAAAAATATTTTGTCTCTTTTTAAATAACACCCAAAAGGTCTAAATTTTTTTTTGAGTTTTGAATTATCTTTTTTAAACTTGTCTTCTAATTCTTTATTAAAAACAACTTCTGTTTCACCAGTTTTTTCATTAAAAAAAGCTATTATGGGCCAAGGCCTATTTTTTGTAGCGCCTCTTTGTTCGATTGTGATTGCAAACATAATTTAATTTCCTCAATAATTTTTTGTGAAGGTTCATTTTCTTTATCCCAACTAAAACCAAAAGAATACCTTTTTGAATTTGGTACTACACAATGCCAAAATGAATTTTCTTTATTGACATGAAAAAATCTAACATTCCACCCTACCTTGTCATAACTATCCACAATTTCTTCAGTATATGGATTTCTATATCTAAAAAAATTAGATTTTTCTTCAAAACTGTAGGTAAAATAACACCTAATTCCTTCTTTTTCATTATTTGTATGCCATCCCATATAATCACCTTTTTCATATATCATATGACCAGTAGTTCTCCATACACCACCATAATTTTTTACTAGACAGTCTTCTAGAAGATGTAAATTTAATTTTTCTCGGTTTAATCTTTTAAAACTTGAATGTCCATAATTAAAATATAATAAATTAGAAATTTTTAAATTTTTATTTAGTTCTTTTTTAGATGTGCAAGATATATCTCTGTGTGAAGAAGCAGTGAATGTTATATCTTCTTCTAGTAAAACATCATCTAAGGTAAAATCAATTTTTGGTATCATTATGCTTTCAATAACCACCCCAAAGTATTATCTTCTTGATAAGTTTCTTCATCCCATTCATATAAATTACCATCATCTGGATATGGTATAGGAGCTTCCCATAAACATGTGGTCTCATTTAAAGACCAAGAATTATAGGGTTTTACAGGTATAAAAGCATCTCTTGTGCTATCATATGTTCCACCAATAGTGGCATAATTTTTTCTAAAAGGTGTTCCACCCAAAGCGTGAACATTTCCGTAAGTATTATATGATGTTTGTTTCCATGTATCAGTAGTACCATAAAGACCGTTTAAAAAATCTATACCTGCCTGCTCAGTTGTAGCTACATCATTAGAAACTACTTCCACAAATATTACTACATTATTTTCATCTAATTTTGCAAAATGTGCCATAATTTTATGCCGTGTAACTTCCACTACCTGTAAATGTTAATATAGTATTACTGCCACTTGTTGTAACAGAAGGACTGCCTGTTGTTGTACCAGAGTAATTAGCTGTAGGTATTTTTAGTATAACAACTCCAGAACCTCCAGAACCACCAGAACCTCCAACATTTCCAGCACCTCCACCGCCGCCGCCACGGTTTGCTTGTCCAGATGAACCATTAGCATTTCTGCCTCCAGCGCCACCGCCGCCAGAACCAGCAGAACCAGCACTAAAACCACCTCTTGTGTTAATTGTTCCACCGCCGCCGCCACCAGCTCGTGTTACAGATGAACCAGTAATTGAATCGGCAGTACCATTACCACCATTACCACCTTGGCCTCGATTGTCACCACCGGAAGATTGAGCACCAGCTGAGCCAGCACCACCGCCGCCTCCGCCGCCACCATCAGCATTACCACATCCATAATCAGGTTGGTCATAAGTTTCTAAAGCCTGACCACCATTATTTCCTTGGCCAGCTGTTCCTGAACCTCCTTGTCCGACGGGAGCGTCTCCATTATTATCACAGTCTCCTTGACCACCACCGCCTCCAGAGCCGCCTGAACCTCCAGCAATTTGAGCTGACTGTCGTTGGTTACCTTTACCACCCTTACCACCAGCAGTTGAAGTAATAGTTGTAATTCCTGAACCTGATACACTACTATTTGAACCGGCTGAATTGTTGCCACCACCGCCACCGACAGTAATTGTAAAGACTGTTCCGCCAGTAACAGTAAGACCTGAAGCAGTTTTACGGCCTCCAGCACCGCCTCCACCGGCGCCAACTTGACCGCCTCCACCGCCGCCTCCGGCAATTGTAAGGTATTCGATATTGTAAGCGTTTGCTAATCCATAAAAATCAGCAAGTCCAAGTTCACCACTACCTGGCGCACCACCTGAACCGTAGTATTCAGACATCTCTATAGGGTGTGAACCACCAAATTCATCTTGAATGTCTTGTAGTGATATTTGTCCTGATGATTGTAATGCCATATGATTATTTATAAATGATTACTACTATTTATAATAAAAAACCCTACCAACGCCTCAGGTGGTGTTAAATGCAAATATAACGGTAGAAGATAATGGGTAAAGGAAAAAAAGTATTATAAATAATGTATAAATATAAGAAATAATAGGATTAAATTCATATGACAAATGCTGTAAAAAACAGAGTGACAACACCAGAAAGAAAAGCAACACCTTTAGTGATTAATGGTGATATGAATATTGCTCAAAGAAGTACATCAGTTACAGGACTAGGTGATGGTGATGAGGGGTATGTTACAGTAGATAGATTTAGACATACTGCTGCCGCTAGTTCTGGTAGATTTACTTCAAAACAAACTGCCGTTGATGACTTAGATGGTTTCCAAAATTGTCTAGAGTTAGACTGTACAACAGCAGACACTTCTATAGCTGCGACAGAATTACTACAGATAGATTGTAGATTAGAAGGGCAGGACATGCAACACTTTAAAAAAGGTGAAACAAATGCTGAATATATTACTGTATCATTTTATGCAAAAGCAGATGCTGCTGTGGCATATGCATGTGAGTTACACGATATTGATAATAGTAGACATATATCTAAACTGTTCACAACAGGTACAGATTGGACACACCATGTTCTTTCTTTCCCTGGCGATACCACAGGTAATTTTGGAGATGATGCTAACGAAAGTTTAAGAATAAGTTTGATACTACATGCTGGGTCAAACTTTACAGAGGGAACACTTGCTAGTTCATGGGCAAGTTATAATGACGCTAACTCGGCGCCAGGTATAGGTTCTTTCTATGCAAGTACAGATAGAAGTTTAAAAATTACAGGTTTTCAAGTAGAGGCTGGTGACTATAATGCTACAACAATTCCACCATTTCAATATGAGAGTGTGGGTGCAAATCTAGATAGATGTCAGAGGTATTTTTGGAGATTGGATACCCCAAGTACAGGTACAAGATATTCTGTTGGAATGAATAATACTGCAACAGATTCTTCACAAATGTTTTATTGTCCAACTATGAGAGATGCACCAACTGTAACTTTTTCAGATATCACTATATCTGAGGGTGGAACTCACAGAAATGCAACAGGGGCGAGTGTGATTAGGCACGGTGATGGTTACTTAAATATTACTTTCACAGTCGCTAGTGGATTAACAGTTGCTGGTGCTAGTATGACAAGGGCTAGTAGTACGAGTGGTAATATTGAATTTGATTCGGAGTTATAATGCAAATTATATCAGCACAATATTTACAATTTGAAGATGTAAATGAAACTATAAAAGTTGTTACAAATAACAAAACAATATTTGTACCAATAAATGAAAGTAATTCAGATTACCAAGCAATTCAAGAATGGGTTGCCGAGGGTAACACAATACAGGAAGCAGACTAATGGCAAGTATAAAACTAACAGGTGATACTTCAGGTGAAATAACAATCTCAGCACCTGCTGTAGCAGGAACTAACACAATAGAGGAAGCAGATTAGAGGATAAGTTATGACAAGAAGTAGAGAAGTATCAAAAGGCGCAACACGAAACGAATTTGTTTACACAGCCACTACACAACAAACAACCTTTAGTGGTAATGATAATAACACTAATTCACTATCATATACTGTTGGTCAAATAGATGTATTTGTCAATGGTGTAAGACAACATCCAGCTGATTATACAGCAACGAATGGAACATCAGTCGTATTAGCTGCTGGTGCTTCAAATGGTGATACAGTTCAAATAAATGCATTTGGAACATTTAGTGTTGCAGATGTTTTAGCAGCAAGAACAGAATTTGATTACACAGCAACTGCTGGACAAACAACCTTTACAGGCGCTGACAATGATTCTCAATCATTGTCATATACTGCTGGTCG